ACAAGTGACGATGACTGATTTATTTATTATTCTTGTTTCAGCATGGATCGGCCTGCTTGTTCCCAGCTTTTTTTTAGGAGGTAGCGACGATGAGTAACTTACTTTATGCAGTTATGATTGCATGGAGCACGCTTTATTTAATTGCTGAGCTTCAGAAAGATTAGTTAGTCGGTGGTGGAGCTGGCCATTCTGGCGGCAAAGATTTTGGATTGGTTGTCGCATGCTTGCGGTGACTTGAGGTGTTCTTGAAGGGGCTTCTCGAAGTGTCTTCCTCTTTCAATTCCTTTGCGTCTTCCGAGACATTGGAGTACCGCCTGCGAACAACTGTCGCAGATATCTTGTGTATTGTCTGGTTCATTCTCATCGTTCCAAAGTTTCAGGGAGTACCACCCCGATGGTGATCTCCCCTGCTGAATATAAGTAACGCGCTTGCAGTTGTCACACTGATACTTAGTCTCTACTGCTTTCAACGTTAACGCCCTTTCTTTTTTCCCACTCCTCAATTATTTTGTTGTATTCTTCTTTACTGCGTTTGCCTTCTTCCCCATATCCATTGTGGTAACGATACGCACGTCCGATAATAACTTCTTTTGGGGCGTTATCTCTGGATATCGAGGTGTTTATAGCTACTTGCCACGCAGAATACTCGCTTTCATACAACAAGGTAACGTTTAGGTGGCTTGAGCTTGAGTCTAAAACCGGTGTTATTTCTCCGTCTCCGTCAAGCGTATAGAAAACAGCAGACATTTCTTCTTGGTCCTCGTCTGTGTTTCCCATTGCAACAACCGGTTGCTCCCACATGGTGCCGGTTTCTATCTCTTCGTAGACAACCCAATACCCATACACAGGTACAAATTGTACGTTTAAATTCTTATTCACTTCTTTCTCTCCATTCTTTTATTAGTTCCCAAAAATCCTTGTATCCCATGGTGACCAAAGGCTCTTGCCTGTCACCCTTACAGATACAAATAGGTATAAATCCTTCCTTGGCATCACGTTTAGCCTGCTCGTATGCCCTGTTGATTAGACCGCCGAGCTTTTTATAGTGCTTACATTCAATTGCAAATGGCTCGACCACCACATCAGAACCTTCAGACTGCCCACCCCTGAACTGGATAGTCCGTTGGACCTTCTCGCCCAGAGCGACGGTGGCATCTGCCGCCACCTGCCGCTCGAAACGATGGCCTTTCTCTCGTTGACCCTTGCCCATTAGTGAGCAATCTTTATTAGGTCTTCTTTTTCAGCAGCCATAAGGTGAGCTACGCTTAGCCCGCCAGACATCCACATCAAAGAACCAACCAATGAGAAGAAAGTTTCTAAGGTTTCAGGATTTATCATCTCGTTTTCATCCAGGTCTTCCGAGATAGCAACTAACGCTTTGCCTATCTCACCCAAAAGACCTTTCATTTTTTCCTGTGGTGTAGTCATTGTCTTAGAACGGGATGTCATCGTCGCCTCCTCCGCCAAATGAACTGGCATTGCTGACCGTAGTCTTTGTTTTCATCTCCGATATAACACTATCAATATAGATGTTTTCAAAATCGTTCTTGGTTTTCTTTGATACCTTCACGGTCTTGTCCAGCAAAGACTCAAGGGCAAGGTCGCTCAGCTTGTCGGGCAACTCAACACCACAGGACGCCAGGTCCTGCTTCAAGAACTTCATGTTCTGTGCGTTGGCTAGCATGTTGCGCTTGAACAACCACCGTCCCTCGTGAGGACCGTTATCAACGATTAGCACCCAGTTCAGGTAGGGGTTGCCAGACTTAGATGTCTTGAACTCTACCCGGTCAATGACGCAGACGTAAGGCCCATCAGGAACAGACTCATAGTCCTGCTTCGCTGACTCCGGCTGCTCGGCCTGCGACCAGCTGTTGTCCAGGTCTGCCCAATTAAAATCACTCATTTAGTTTCTCCTTTCTTCTTGTTATCGTCGAACTGTGAGGCCAAGGCCACGTAGTTCAATGGCATCGTGTCAGCAAGGCGACCACTGCGGTCCCCTGCCACCCACGATGGTGATGGTTTAGTTCTGAGCACACGAACCCCTTCTTCATTCACATCTGCAAACAGCAGCAGGTCGCTCATGCCCTCAATAATCTGACGAGCAGACGCAGGTGGCGATGGTGCCCACCTCATTTGCTTGCCCGTTCTGGTGTCAATCTCAACCTCTTTAGCGTGGGATATCATAATCAACCCCAGCTTCCCGTCCTTCTTGGTCCGAAGGGTACCTATCTTGGATAGCACTCGGCGGAACTCATTGTTCACCATGCCAAACCCCTTACCATAGCTCAGGTCTGACGGGTCCATGACCCCTGCCTCCTTGCAGATGTGCGCCTTGCAGTGAAGGTATAGGATATCAATGGTGTCTACCACCAAGGTCTGGACGTACTGCGGGTCACGAGCAAGCAGGCCACACAGATTCCTAAAGGTAGACCAATCGTTGACGGGTACCTGATATGCCTCGATGAAGTTCAAGCCAGGCTCTGTCGCAGCGAACAGTACACCAGGGAACTGGCTCGCAAACGTAGACTTACCTATCTTTGGCATGCCGTACAGGGTTATCACTTGGTCGCCCAGCTTAATCGTGGGCTTAGTCTTTTGCTTTGGTATCATTGTACCAATCCTCCTAATTCTGGATGTTGTTTTTCTTTCTTCTTGTAGTGTGCGTCTAGTATCAGCGAACTCTCGCCACTGCCGCACAGTGCAGCAAACTCACACTTACCGTTACCTCTGTAGCAGGCGTTCAATGAGCGAGGCCATTCCCCTGTGCCCGTGTGCCACATCAATCGCTTTGCTTCAGCCCTAACGTCGTGCCTGACTAGGTCAAGCTGTGCCTGTGTGTAGAATATCTCCTCCCTATGTAAAGCCTCGGGGTGGTCGTCGTACCACTTGCGAAGCCTGTTTAAAAATACAGCGTCAGGTTCGTCAGCTTCTCGCTGCTTTGCGTGAAGCCTCATCTCACCTGTCTCCTTGTCCTTGACATATCTCCTTTTCTCAACCGGCGTTGCCAGTAGCCTGCCGATGGTTGGTTTCTGGACGATGTCATACACAACCCCAGTCACCTCGACGCCCGCACGCATCAGGTACGCAGCGTACATCAGCGTCTGACGAGCAGACCACAGTGCCTCCAGGTAAGAGCCATCGATACGGGACACCGTCTTTGTCTCCCAAATCCTGCCGCCAGCATCCAAGGCATCCACTACACCAGAGATGTACGCATCGTTCTCCTGGTAGATGGACTCGTACGAACCCCACTCCATCTCCACCTTGTCAAACGTCTCTCTGTTGCGGGCATACTTTTTCCAGTACGCCTCCACCATTGCCGTCAGTACACACAGGCCGTTGCTGTCCAGTCTGTCCGCGTAAGGCATCAAAGCAGAGCGAAGCTCGGCCACTGTCTTAGCTCCAGACCTAAACAACTCCAGCGCAGCGTGGAATGCGCTGCCTATTGTCAAGTACTGAGGCTTGTGCGCTGACTCAATCAAGTCTACGTGCTTTAGCTTGTATGCCTTAGCGCAATGCTGAAGGGTGCCTATGCTGCTTGAAGTCATCACTAGCTTTTTCATTCTGTGTCCTCCAGTATGTTCATGAGTACTTCGATTTGCAGCTGCGCTGACGATGCTTTGTTGAAGATGATTTCCATCTGCCAGTCCTGCCACTTTGGCGAAAGACAATCATCGTCTGGATAAAAGTGACCCTCCCGGCACAAGACCTTGACGGCGTCACAGAGTGCGATAATAGTATGTGCCGACTGTTCAATCAGTCGTCGTTCATGCGGTTGAACTTTGCGTGGGTTGATGCCTTTGCGTTTTCCTTTTGTCATTAAATAATTCCTCTACTGTCATTTCAAAGTGTCGTGCCAGCCACATGGCTAGCCCTAGTTTCGGTGTCCTCTCTCCCCGCTCATACTGAACCAGAGCGTGGAAAGATATTGAGTGTCCCGCCTGCTGCGCTAACGCACACAGCTGCTCGCGCGTTAGCTTATTAGCTCGCCGCACTTTGGCTAGTTTGCTGTTTGCTTGTGCCATTTGATTCACTCCATAGTCTAATCTCTGCAATGAAACCCGGCTCCTGCACCAGCTTGTGGTACATAAACCTCATTGCAGGGTCAGGTGTTGCCCTACCTGCCTCCCAGTTCTGGATAGCACTCCTGCTATATCCAAGCCACCGGGCTAGCTCAATCTGGCTCACCGTCTTGTCATAAAAGTCTTCTAAGTTCCGTCTTGCACGGCGTGCAATCCTTGGTTCCCATATAGTATCCATAGTCAGTCCTTCTATCCTGTAGTTGTTGCTGTGTCAACAGCATTTTGTTTTCACTCTCATTCCTGTGGTTTAGTTACTCCCTCCCCATTGCTCAGCCATGGCATCGGCTATGCCTTGGTAGGTTTTGCTTCTAAGCTTCCATCGATTTTTTGATGGCGGTAACCAATGCAACCGGCCCCTTTTTTCTGGCGGTAGAGACATCGTTTCTGTTTTCAAATCTGAAGTAGGTTTCAAAGGGTCGAGTCCCTTGAGCCACAGGCAAGTAGCCTTTGTCTCCTTGTGCCCGAACATGTACGGCTGAATGAGTTGGCTGTACTTTCGTCCACCGATGCGCTCCACTGCATACTTATGTGGGATAGGGTTTTCGATACAGACTTTGGGTATGCCCGAGTCAAGTAGGGCATTGAAAAACACCGCTGCTTCGTCCAGCTTCTCCCATCTGCCTTCTTCTCGGTGCAGCCAGCAGACACCGCTGTTGGTGAAATAGGTGCAGGGTGGGTGGGCAATCATCATATCCCATCCTTCATCAAGGATATCGAGCACCGAACCCTGATAGTGCTCGCCCGGCTTTTCAGTGGGCAACAAGTCACAGCTAACAGCATCGTGTCCGCGTTTTGTGAATGCGTCCCTTACGGTACCCGAAAACTCACATGCAATTAATACTTTCATGCTTAGTCCCCCCAGATTTCGTTTTCAATTTTCATCGTTAGTTCAAACGGGCAGAACTCAAACCCGAATAACTCTTCTACTCTTTCGTTTATTATTGGCACTTCATCGTCTGTGAATAGGCGCTTGCCTGTCAGGCCGTTGACTATTGTCTCTACTGGGTCATCGTAGTGGAATGTTCGCTTTTGGTTGACCAATCCAGTAATAAAAATGATTGCGTCATGTTTTGTTTTGATAGGTTTTGAAATGTCCATACTTAGTCCCTCCATTCTTCTTCCAGTTCAGCGCATATACATTCGCCATCTGGGTCGTCGTTGTCGATATACCTTGGGCAATCAGGATGGCACTTGTCTGTCCCTCTCTGATTGATGTAATATTCTTCTAAATATTTAGCGTAACTCATTTTGTTTTTCTCCTTATTGTGCTGCTACAGCGAAACCTGACTCAATCCCCTGAGACATTTGCGCGCGCGTTCCCTTGATGCGTAGTCCTACGACGAATGCTCCGACAGCCGGAGCACGTAGAAACCACAGGTCGTTCACATCTCCATCAATAACCGGAACTCCTTCCCAAGTATCCGGCAAGGACTCACCTTTCTTTGTGCTAAATACAACTGAAACACCGCGCCCGTCGTTGGCCATTTCCACAGCCTTGCTCGCGCTGAATTTTCCGTCCTTCCGGGAGTAGACACGGTGAACCCTGCTATTACTTCCCATAGCGTCGGGGATGGCTGTGTAATCGTAAAAGGTCACGAGTGGGTGCCTATCGGCGCAGTCGTCTGCTAATTTCCAATGGTCACTTGCGACATTGAAACGGAACGCCAAACGAAAGCCAAACACCGCCGCCCGGCCACGTTCGCTTTC